CACGTATGTAAATCGCGACGGGAAAATTTACCGTCAGCTACCAGGTAATGATACCCCGGATGTAGACCCGATGGGCCTTGGAAGTATCGGAAGCGGTGGGGCCACAGAAGAAGAAGTTGACCTCGACACAGAAGCAGGACAAGCCGCGTATCAACATTTTAGAGATACAGAAGGCAGCGAAACCTATAACTACGAACAGGCTCAAAAAGCCGCGAAAGAAGCGCAGGAACAAGCGGACGCAGTAAATAACAACTTCCCAGCGGCATTTGACCTTAGTGGATTTGGTAACGATGATGACGGCGGGAAAAAGAAATCGGGCGCGTCTGCTAAGGCGGAAAAAGCGGCATCGACTGTTACCAGGTATTCCTTTGAAGACGACCCAGAATTGGCACAATGGGCTAACCAAATCGAATATGCGGCCAATTATCATGGAATCGACCCGCGATTATTGGCGGCTGTTATCAAAAGAGAAAGCCATGGGCGGACAGGTCCGGGCAATGACTGGTCATCAGATTATGCACATTACGGCCTTGCCCAGATATCGCAGGATATTGCCGATACATATAATGGCGGTCAGGGTTACGGCGAAGGTTCAGACCCGAATCAGAACATACTGGCAGCTGCGGCGTATTTAGCCGATTTATACAATACATATGGCGATGTATCGCAGACGATATCTGCATATAACGCTGGCCATCCTACCGGCAGTAATCAGGCATATGTAAATGACGTCATGGGTTACATGAGTGCCATGACGGCAACGCAGGTATCCGGGTCGTCCGCGGCCAATACACAGCCTGTAGCGTATGATATACCGGTCGGTGAGTATGTTGCTTATCGGGCAATGAGTGATTATTATGATGGCGAACAATGGCGTGGGGAGTTAGGTAATGACGTTGATGGCTGGTGTGATGATTTCACTCATGATTTATATGAACGTGTGTTTTCATCACTGGGGCGTCAGAATCCATTTGCCGGTGGTGGCGTCGTTAACGATGAGGATTTTAAGGCTCTCGGTGCCTATCACGAAGGGAACTTGGAAGCTGTCCGTGGTGCTTTACAGCCCGGCGATCTGGTAGACACTCCGGGGCATGTCGGTGTCTATATCGGCAATGGCATGGTGCGGTCCCGGCAGTCATCTGCCGGTGTCCATGATTTGTCGCTGGATGAATTCAATTCGGTGTTTGGCGGCATCCAGGGATATGGATCCATAGCGGAAGCGTCTGGTAATATGCAGGTGACGTCAACGCTGGTTGGTAAAACGGCATTTAATAAGGCTGCGGCGGAAGCTGCGCGGAAACTGGCTAAGGCAAAACAAGACTACGCTGATATCGTCGCAGGACTGCAGGCGGCCCTGAATACAGAATCTGGTACGGAATACGAATCGGGCCTTGCTAAAGTACAGAAAGCCGTTGCAGATCAGATGAAAAAGATTCGCGCCGTCGATAACGTCGGTGGTGTCGATACGTCATATGCCAAAGAATTGCTGAAACAGTATCGGACGGCCGAACTCGATAAAGTGAATCAGAAGCTGATACAGAATCAGCAGAAATTAAAAGATGAAACAGCCAAAATAAACGCCGAAGTAAAAGGCGATTATACTGCGCTGTATGACGCCGAATTAAAGACAGCTGTTGAACGGCTGGAAAAAGAAAAGCAGGAACGGTTTAAAGCCGTTGCTCAGCATAAGAATGATATTGAAGCCATGAAGGCCGTTGAAGAATGGTATACGGCTGAAGTAAGCAAACTGATCCAGAAACGGGAACAGGAACGGGCACAGGAATTTGATAAGGCCGTGCAATCTGCTATATCTAATCGGAACATGTCAGCATTCAACCAGCTGTTTACCAGCCAGAAGTCGAAGCAGGGCATCGCCGGTATCGACTGGGAAGGAAAAGGAAAGGCAATGACAGAGTTCTACAGCCTGTGGAAAGATGCGAATATTTCGACCATGGATATCGCGGCTGAAGCCGCAAGCTCCCTGGAATCAGGCCTATCGAATGTATTTTCCGACCTTGGAAGTAACATCGAAAACGTTGGGAAGCTGGCTGATAACATGGGCAAGGTCATCCTGACGACGATTGCCAGTATTGTGGCGAAATGGTCGGCCGCAAAGATTACTATGGGCTTACTGGGCGGATTTATGGGCATGGGCGCAAGCTCAGCCGGCTGGAATTATTCGAGCGGATACGGAAGCTGGTATTCTGGCGCCGGACTTCCGGAAATACCTAAATTCGCAAACGGTGGTCGTGTTACAGCTCCGACGTTGGCCATGATAGGTGAGGGGCAGGACGAAGAAGGCGTTTTCCCGCTTAATAGCGATACTTATTCCCGGATTGCCAGTGGCATCGTAGCGGCCCGCGGAGGCGGCGGTAATGCTCCCGTTGTCAATATTATTAATAACAGCAGTAGTCAGGTTAGCGTTAAGGATAGTCATTACGATAACAATCTGCGTCGCTGGGTGCTGAACGCTGTCGTTGAAGACGTCAATAATAACGTCGATGGTTCTGCGACTAATCTGAAAGCCGCACTGGGGGTGAAATAAATGAATGTTTTTCCATCGGATGAAATACCGAAACCACTAGTCCAGTCGGCATCCAATATCGGTAATACGCACGTTGAAACCATATCGCCCAGTACGATATCGACGGAAACTGATGGCGGATACAAACAGACGCGTCCACGGAACACGCGGATGAAATCGACGTGGACGTATTCGTGGGCTAATCTAACAGACGCTCAATATCATACGCTTCGTACGTTCTATAAATCCGTCGGTACGGCTGATATGTTTACATTCACTGATTATTCATTAGGCGAATCGCATACCGTGCGGTTCGCCGGTGACTGGTCGGGGCAGTACTATCATCCTACGGGATGGTCCGTAACACTGCAGTTCGAGGAGGTGTAAAGCGTGCTTACATGGGAAACAGCGGCTATCATGGAGAAAAATAAATTATCCAGCGATAAGCCTTTTTTACTGCTGTTACAGGTGGAACACAAGAGCCTGCCGGAAGTTGTCCGACTGGCCCGCAATACAGAAGACGTGACCTGGAACGGCCACACATGGACACGGTTCCCGATTAAATTCGAGTCTGTTACGGCCGATGGTAAGACTATGCCGACATGCAAGATATCTGTATCGAGTTGCGGCGGACTCCTGATGACATATGTAAAGAAATATGAAGGGCTGACGGATGCGGCCGTAACGATTTATACCGTCCATGCTGCTATGCTGGACCATACACAGCCGCTCCTGACGCTGGAATTCGTGAATCGCGGTACGAGTTATGACGAAAACTGGATTACCTTTGAACTGGGATGCGCACCGGACGTATATAACCGGTTCCCGCCGGATAAATATATGATGAATTATTGTCCGTTTGTATTTAAATCTATTCAGTGCGGATATTCCGGTACGGCGGCATGTTGTAATAATACACTCAAGGAATGCCGTATTCCGTCCCGGTTTGGCGGGGAACAGGGGATGACAGGAACCTATGTATAACTATCAGGAGCTGGTCGGGATTCCGTTTGTCGATGGCGGCCGGAATCCGGAAACAGGATTCGACTGCTGGGGACTGGCACGATATATCTATCATATGCGCGGCATCGACCTGCCGGAATATCCTATCGACCCGCGCGATCATCAGGCCGTCCACGCTAATATTGTAACCGCATCAACAGACTGGGACAGCGTGGAACACCCAGAAGAAGGAGACCTCGTACTATTACAGCTGTATGAAGGGGTAGCCAATCATGTCGGTATCTATATCGGCAATGGTGATTTTATCCATGCCTATGGTACGTCGGTCGTTATTGACAGGCTTAGACGGTGGCGGTCCCGGGTCGTTGGATTCTATCGGCCTAAAGGAGCAAAAATATGTTTACACTCATCATAGTAACCAATCCATTTACAATCGAGAAAACAGTACAAAAAATTAACTATACTGGTCGGCCATTATCATTTTACGTCCCGGACTTAAATGTATATGATGTGTATAAAAATGGCCGCCTGATAAGCGGCCCGGCGTCATGCTATCCGCAAGACGGGGAAGAATTCATTGTAACGCCTCACATCGGCGGTCATGGATTCAAGAAATTTTTTGGCATGGCTTTGATGATAGGACTGATGATTGCCGCCCCACACATCACGTTTGGTGTAACCAGTATGTTTGGGCGGGCCTTGGTGTCCGGAGCGGTAATGATTCTGGGTGGCAAGCTGATTAACAGCATGTTCCGCCTGAGTCAGGTTCCTGCGGCCGAAATGAGCAGTTCGCAGTCGTATAGCTGGGACCTTCCGGGCGTTCAGACGCAGGAAGGAAACGTTATCGGCGAAACATACGGCGAGTGCATCCCGGCCCCGCAGCTTTTGATGTGTCACGTAGAAACAGCTGATGAAGATACACAGTATCTTAACGTACTGTATTGCGGCGGTTATGGCCCGGTAGACAGCATTTCCGATATCCGTATCGGCTATACGCCGATTGAAAATTTTTCTGACTGTCAGATAGAAACCAGGCTCGGTACAAACGACCAGACACCGATTTCCTTCTTTCCGGATACCGTGGCCGACCAAAGCATCGACCTGACATTAAAGGAAGGGAACCCTGTTACCAGAAGCACAGACAGCAATGAAGTTAATAAAATCGAGGTCGCTGTAACGTTTCCTTCTGGCATTTATTACCAGAAAGACAACGGGAATTTCGGAGACCAGACGCAAAATTTAATATTTCGTACCGCGTAACCGGTACACAGACGTGGACGACTCATGAATATTCGCTGACGCGCAAGACGAACCAGTCTATCCGCAAGGTATATACGTTTGCCGGCCTTGCTTCGAACCGGTATGATGTCATGGTAACAGCAATAGAAACACCGCTTACGAATCGCCGGTGTGCGCTCATGCAATGGTCTACATTGTCATCTTATATCTATACCGGAGCATTTGTCCGGCCGAATAAAGTACTCGTTGCGATGCGCGTCAAAGCGACAAGTCAGCTGAATGGCAGTGTCCCGAATGTGACCTGGAAACAGACGCGGGCACACGTCTGGGTATACGACCCGTCGGTAAAAAAATACGTGCAGAAAAATGCAAACAATCCTATTTGGGCAGCGTATGACATCCTACATCATTGCCGGCAGTTGAAGAACATTAATACGGGAGCTATGGAATTCGTTGCAGACGGAACGCCGAAAGAACGATTTACACGGTATTGGGATGAATGGAAGGATGCAGCCGCTTATGCCGACGAACAGATAGCGACGAACGACGGA